GAATAAGATAGAAGGCATTGTAGAAAAGAAACGACAAGCTGGTATAGCATCTGGTGTAGCTAAAAGAAGAAAGTTAAACATAGTAACTACTAAAAACTACACTAAAAAGATAGATAAATTTAGTGATATAAGTGCAATAGATAAAGCTAGAAATACTTTAAATAATAATTAATTTATTACTTGACTATTAGTCAAACGTATGTTATCATGTTTACATGATTAACAAAACAAAGGAGCTTACAATGACTAAAACAAAAATAAAATCAAAGTACAAGAACATAATTTTTACTAAAAGCAAAAGAGGTGGTTATGAAGCTAATATTAGTGATGAGCTTTTTAATAAGGGTTATTACTTTTACAAAGAACTTAAATATACTGGCAGTAGACAAATGTGGGTATTGATGAAGGGTATTAATGAATTAAAAGTAAATTCTAAACTTAGCACTCTTGATTGGTGGATAGAAAGAAATATAAATAAAAAGGAAAGTGCATAATGACAAATGATATAAAAGTAATGTTAAAAGATGCAATGAAAGTAGATGAGTTAGTAATTCAATTACAAGAGGTTGACCATGAATGTGGATACCATGATGGTTCATTTGAAGGTATGTTAAGTTACTACACTAAAGATATTATTATAGATGAAGCAGAAAACAGATTATCTATGGCTAATGAAAATTTAGGATTAGATAGTATGTTTGGTATGTCCCCAGAAGATGATATGTATTCAATACACATAAAAGAGAAAAGACAATTAGAAAGATTTATAAAGAAATGGAAAAGTCATTAATGTCTAATCATGTAGGTGTAGTAGGAGATCGTATCACTGCTACACTTACTGTACGATTTGCCAAATACTTAGGTGAAACTGAATGGGGTTATTCTAAATTCATGGTATCATTAATAGATGCTACTGATAATATTTATATCTATTATGGCTCACATTTTATTGCTGAAGCTACAGAAATAGTAACACTAAAAGCAACGATAACAGATCACAATATCTATGAAAATATTAAGCAAACTATTATTAAAAGACCTAAGATAATAGAGGTAAATTAACTACCCTTTAAAAGGGAATAACTCGCCGTGTGTTACCATTCATACCCAACCCTAACACTTATACCCATTACATATACTATTATACCCCTATAACAACTAACTAATTATACTAGCATTATAACTATACTTTTATCTTTAACTTTAAATTCTATTATTGTTTAAACATAATCCCAGTTATGTACAGTTTATGTTAAGCATATGTACAAACACCTGTACCAATTCTGTTTAAACTGTGTTGATACAATATTAATATATAAAGATAAATATATATACTAACACTAGTATGCCTATAAGTTATCATTAAGTGTTTGATTGTTTGTTTAGGTATTAAGCTAGAAAGTAAATTCGCATATACATCCCCCAACAAAAAAGAAACAGATAAAGAACATAAGTAAAACCTATATAGAACTTATGGTTTAAAAGGCATACAAGCCTCACTGGTTAACATTGTTTGCTATTGGCTAGTGGTTATACCTAACAACCATAACTAACGCATACCGCCTGTGTTAATAAGCTAATACTATTCTTTATTATATCTTATGGCATATACTTATATACAAACATAATCCTTTATCTATTTATTTATTCTTATGGCCTTACTACCTATAGGGGTCCCTAGACATTTTTTTATTTTTGATTTTTTTTTTTAAAAACGGAGGTGGGGGTAGGGTGGCTATTATCTAAAGGCATATAATACTCGTACATCTAACATACTACATAAGGCTTTACATAATATAAAAATATAAAAAAGGCTTTACATAAATTGTTATTTTATATATATGCTATTATATGAGTGATACAAAAAGCAATACAGGTCGCCCAGCTTTTGAAGTAACGGAAGAACTAGAAAGGCAAGTATCATTAGCAGTAGGGTTTGGACTTAGTCATGTGCAGATAGGTAAGCTAGTAGACTGCGATCCTAAGACACTTAGAAAATATTTTAGAAGAGCTTTAGAAAGCGGTAAAGAAAGATTGACTATGGATATAGGTAGTCAGTTGTATAAGAAAGCAATGAATGGAGATACAATATCTGCAATATTTTTGGCTAAAACCAAAGGCGGTTTTAGAGAAACTGTAGAGCATGAAGGACTACCTAGTAATATAACAGTAAGTTTTAATTTAGATGATAAGAAACCAATTGAAGCTGAAGTAGTAAAGGAGAAACTAACACATGGCTAGAAGAGGATTATATTCTAATATTAACGCAAAAAGAAAACGTATAGCAGCTGGGTCTGGTGAGAAGATGCGTAAAGTAGGACAAAAGGGTGCACCAGCTAAAGGCATCTTTAAGAAAATTGCAAATAAAATTAAAAAGAAAAAAACAATTAAAAAAAGGAGTACATAATGAATTACGGATATGGTAGCAGTAAAAAAATGACTAAGAAAAAACCTACGAAGAAAAAAACTAAAATAGTTATGACTAAGAAAAAAACAAAAAAGAGGATGGCATAATGAAAGGGGTAAAACATTATAAAAGAGATGGTTCTTTGTTTAAAGGTAATACGCATAAAATGCCTAACGGAGATTTACATACTGGTAAAACACATGGTAAAACTAGTGTTAAATTATTTCACTTTAAAGACTTATCCAAAACAGCAAAGAGTAAAGCAAAAAAAGCATGAGTATAGACTATAGGGGTGAAAGATTTTCTGGTTATAATAAACCAAAAAGAACTCCAAATAAAAATAAAAAATTTGCTGTATTAGCAAGAGCTAATGGACAAACAAAACTCATACGATTTGGCGACCCTAATATGAGAATAAAAAAAAGTAGTCCTGATAGAAGGAAAAGTTTTCGAGCTAGACATAAGTGCGACACATCTCCACCTTCTAAACTAACAGCTCGATACTGGTCGTGTAAGAAATGGTAGCCTGTTCCCTATGCACATAACTATTCCTTACACACCCAGACCACAACAAGCAGACTTACATAAAAATGATAAAAGATTTAAGATTTGTGTATCACACAGACGTTGGGGTAAATCTGTGTATGCTATAACAGAAATATTACGCAAAGCATTAGAAATAAAAACAGAAAGAAAAGATGGTAGATACGCATACATAGCTCCGTACTACCGACAGGCAAAAGCTGTGGCTTGGGATTATTTATTATATTATACAAAAGATATTCCTGGTACTAAAGTAAATCAATCTGAATTAAGAGTAGATTTAATTAATGGTAGTCGTATTAGATTGTATGGTGCAGGAGATGACCCAGATGCCTTGAGAGGAATATTCTTAGATGGTTGTGTAATGGATGAGTATGCAGATATGTCTCCTAGAATGTGGTCAGAAGTTATAAGACCTGCCTTAACCGATAGAAAAGGGTGGGCAATATTTATTGGTACACCAAAAGGTAGAAATCAATTCTGGCAATTATATGAAGATGCTAAACATGAACCTGATTGGCATAGAGCTATCTATCGTGCAAGTGAAACAGGAGTAGTAGACCCTGTAGAATTAGAAGCTGCAAAAAAACAAATGGGTGAAGATGAGTTTATGCAAGAATTTGAGTGTTCATGGGCAGCTGCGATTAAAGGCTCATACTATGGTAATTTAATTATAGAAGCAGAACAAGAAGGACGAATTACAAAAGTAGAAAGAGACCCTAGCTTACCTGTTCATGTAGCATGGGATTTAGGAATATCTGATAGTTGTGCTTTATGGTTTTTCCAAGTTACTATGGGCGAGATAAGAATATTTGATTATTATGAAAGTGCAGGAGTTGGATTAGACCATTATGTAAAAGTAATGGATGAAATGCAAATAGAATACTGGGGTGATGATTACCTACCACATGATGCTAAAGTACGAGAACTAGGTACAGGTAGAACCAGAGCAGAAACTTTAATCAATATGGGTAGACGACCTCGTATTGTACCTAACCATAAAGTTGATGATGGAATTAATGCTGTACGATTATTATTGCAAAATTGTTATTTTGATGTT